GGTCCGGAAGGCGAATCCGAGGACGAATCTGGGGACGAATCTGGGGACGAATCTGGGGACGAATCTGGGGACGAATCTGGGGACGAATCCGGTGACGAATCCGAGGACGAATCCGAGGACGAATCCGGGGACGGTGGTTTCAACGGGTTTGACGATGCCGATGCCGAAGATTCGGATGACCGAGACTCCACTCACGGTGATGAAGATTGCCCGTCCAACGAGGACGAATCCGGATCGACCGAGGAAACCACCAAGGTCGGTCCTGATCCTGCTGGCGATTCCAACAAGGATTTGGAGTCGGAGATTGAGCGAAACATGAACAAGAAGATTGAGGATGACCAAGTCTATCTTGGAGATTCGTTTTCTCTTCTGGAACCGAGTCGCGAAAAGATCAATTCCACGGTCATTTTCTGGAATGACATTGTGGCCGAGCGCGAAAAGGAAGGTTCTGTGTTCAACGCTCATTTAAAGGAGAATGATTATCGCGAAGAGTATGTTGCCTATCGCAAGTCCGCTCGCAAGAAGGTCTCCTCTCTTCGTCGCGAATTTGACCGGAAAAAGGCTGCGGTCGAGAATGTCCGGGCCAGCACCGCCAAGACCGGGGTGATTGATGTCAATCGTCTGCATCGCTATCGATACGACGAAGACATTTTTGCGACCACTACTCGCAAGTCGATCTCCAAGTCTCATGGGATGCTTTTCCTCATTGACTTCTCGGGGTCGATGTCTTCCACCTTTGAGGAGATTGTCAAGCACACTCTTGATCTGGTCGAATTTTGCCGGAATTCCAGCATTCCCTTTGAGGTGTACACTTTTTCGGGTAGTTATGATGAAATGGTCCGTGCTCGATGTCCTTATTGTACTGGTCAGGACAAAACCAAGAATGAGGGAGAAATCATTCTGGACGGGCTCAAGATTTGCGAAGTCCTTTCCTCCAACATGAAAAAGAACGAGTACAATAAGGCTTGCTACCAGCTCTTTGTCCTCGGGAAGATGGCTCGTACCTACAACGAGATCACCAAGTACGAATACATGAATTCCACTCCTCTTGACGAGGCTCTGGTCGTTTCCCACTATCTACTGCGGGATTTCATTCGTCGCCACAAAGTTCAGGTTCCGAACTTCTTCCTCCTCTCTGATGGCAATGGCATTGACTTTGCGGTCGAGCGCAAGAATTGGCGGAGGATGTATCGTTACGGTTACGGGAGCATTTGCGGTGGTCGTCGTCGCAAGTGGGATATCAAACATGATATGGTCCCGCAACTGATGGACAACATTAAGCAGACTCTGAATGTCAATACCATCTGCTTCTTCTTGGTCGAAGACCAGCAGGAAGCCGAGCGACAAATCCGGTACTATGTCAACCGCGATCTGAGCTACAAAGATGCACAAAAGGTTGCCCAGAAGTTCTTGAGAAATGACAAGATCATCTTTAGCGAAGATTGTCGGGGTTTCAACCGTTACATTGTGCTTTCGTCCGAGGTGGATAGCGTTCCTGATTCTACCGAGGATTTCGGCGGGAATCTCAGTTCCGACGCAAAGGCTTCGGCTATCGCCAAGGCATTCAAGGCTCATCAGAGCAATTCCAAGGTTTCCAAGGTCTTTGTCAGCGAACTGATCGAGGCTGTTGCCAAAAATCTCTGAAAAAATCGGAGATTGTTCCGGACAAACCGAGCAGACTGTGTTATCTTTAAACCATGATGATACCGGAAAAGCAAATGATCCTTCACCTCCCCACGGGTATTTCCCTTGGGGCGGTGAAGAAGAAGACCATCGTAGCCGCCGCCGAGGCCGCCGGAGTTCCCTACGGGTATGTGCGAAAACACATCCTCGTCAAGGATCGGGCTGTTTCCTTCGGTTACTACGATCTGACCGATCTCGTCTCTGATGGCGAGACCACCTCGGTGGCTGAAAAGACCCCCGAGAGTACGGAGCCGACTCCTGAGCCCGAACGGGCTGTGGAGATGGTTCAGACGGCATCTGCCACCGAGGAGATCGCTTATACCCCCGAGGTCAACCCTCTCTTTGTCCGTTGGGGTCCGTTCTTTGACATCGCCAAGTTCGTTTCCTACAAGGGTTTTGCCCCCGTGTATATTTCCGGGCTCTCCGGAAACGGCAAGACCATGATGGTCGAACAGGCTGCGGCCAAGGCCAAGCGCAAGTATGTGCGAGTCCAGATTTCGCCCGAGACGGACGAGGACGATCTCATCGGGGGTTACCGCCTTGTCGATGGAGAGACCGTCTTCAGTAAGGGTCCGGTGGTCCGTGCGATGGAAGAGGGTGCTCTTCTGCTCCTTGACGAGGTCGATCGAGGGACCAACAAGCTGATGTGTCTCCAGTCGGTTCTTGAGGGGAATCCCATCTTGCTCAAGAAGACGGGCGAGACCATCGTTCCGGCAGACGGATTCAATGTGATCGCTACGGCCAACACCAAGGGTCGCGGTTCTGACGACGGTCGATTCACTGCGGCTTCGATTATTGACGATGCGTTCCTTGAGCGGTTCATCGCTACGATCGAGCAGACTTGGCCCACCCGAGCATCGGAGCGGAAGATTCTTGGTCTCCACGCCGAGAAGGAGGGTCTGACCGATGTTGAGTTCCTGGACAAGCTCGTCGATTGGGCTTGGGTTATCCGCAAGACCTTTGATGACGAAGGCATTGACGAGGTCATCTCGACTCGTCGGCTCTGCCACGCTGTCAAGTGCCACAGCATCTTCGGCAAGCGGGTCAAGTCGATCGAAATGGTCATTTCCCGATTTGACGACCTCACCAAGAGTGCCATGACCAGTTTGTACAATTGCATTGACAGCGGTGAGATCGAGGTGGATTCGGATGACCTGATTTCCGGTGACATCAACAAGGCGATCAACTAATCATCGCCTTGCCCCCGGCGGGAATCAAGATTTTCTCTTGGTTCCCGCCTTTTTTGTTTGACAAATTCCAAAAGATCAATATACTCCATCAAAATATGAAGCTCTCAAAAAACACACTAACAATCCTCCGCAATTTTGCGGGAATCAATCAAAGCATCTTCGTGGAGGCTGACCAAAAAACTCTGAGAACATTACAGCCTGTCTCTAAGACCATCATGGGGAAGGCTGAGATTGAGGAGACAATCCCGGTCTCCTTTGGGATTTACGATCTCAATGAATTCCTCTCTGCCATTTCTCTGGTTCCTGATCCAGTATTTGATTTTGACCCCCAGAAGATCACGGTCAGAGAAAACGGAGGTGGAAAGTTTCTCACCTACTTTTGTGCATCACCTGAAATCTGTAAAGAGGTCTGTCCCCAAGCAGATGTCAAAGACCCCGAGTATGATGTTTCGGTTGTTCTCACCGAAAGCACGATCGCCGCAATCCGAAAGGCAGCTTCGGTCTTCGGCTTCGAGAATTTCCGGATTGTCAAGAATGAAAAACAATCTGATGTGACCTGCGAAGTCTGCGATCCCCAGAATCCTTCGACCAACGCCTATTCGGTCAATGTGGGGTCGATCGAAGACTCATCTTCCTTTGTGTTTGACTTTCGGATTGATATCCTCAAGATGATTGCTGGCGACTATCGAGTCGATATGTCAAGAAAGTACATCTCTCGTTGGACTCTTGTTGACAGTGACATCTCGGTGTGCTACTGGGTAGGAGTCGAGAGGACTTCACTCTTTGTAGATTCCAAGTACTTGGAAGAGAGTTGAAAAATAGATTTACTTCACCAACAATAATAACACCTGATCATATCTATGAACAATAACACTCAAGAAAACGAAGAACCCGTGGAAGTTGATAGCGTAAACGCTGTGGACATTGCCAATGCGGTTCGCATCATTGATGCTGCTGCCCAACGAGGGACATTCAAGGGCTCCGAAATGAGCACGGTCGGTTCCTGCCGAGATCGTCTGGAAGAGTACATTGCCCATCTTCTTCCTCAGCAGCAAACCCAAGAAGAAGAGCAAGAAGAAACCACCGAAGCCCAGAAATGATTGAAGCCCTCTGGTCAGAACATTACCGCCCCGCAACTGTACAGGACTGCATCCTACCCAGCAGTCTATCCAAGTCATTTGGAGAGATGATCAGTCTGGGCTCTTTGCCCAACATGATCTTTTCTGGATCGTCGGGTCTGGGAAAAACCACAGTAGCTCGGGCTCTTTGCAATGAACTCGGTTTGGATTATGTTCTGATCAATGGCTCCGAAGATTCCGGAATTGATGTCCTGCGAACCAAGATTCGTCAGTTTGCATCAACTCAATCATTGACTGGAAATGGTCAGCACAAGGTTGTGATTCTGGACGAGGCTGATTATCTCAACGCCTCGTCCACACAACCTGCTCTTCGTGCCTTTATTGAGGAATTCAGCGATGTCTGTCGATTCATCTTGACTTGCAACCTCAAGAATCGGATCATTCCAGCTCTTCAGTCTCGTTGTACTTGCATTGATTTTGGGGTTGATCGTAAGACTCTGGCCAAACTTGCGGCCAAATTCCACAAGCGTCTCAAGAGGATTCTTGACGATAATGGAGTCAGCTATGATGACGGTGTTCTGGCCGAGGTTATTATGAGATTTGCTCCTGACTGGAGACGAGTCCTCAACGAGTGTCAGAGGCATTCCTATGATGGTGAACTTTCATCCTTGATTTTGTCTTCACTCTCTGACGAGAACATATCCACCTTGATCAATTACCTCAAGACCAAGAATTTCAAGCAGATGAGATCATGGGTCGCTGTCAATTCAGATCTTGATTCATCTGCAATCTTTCGCAAGATATACGACTCACTCAATCAAGTTTGCGAATCACCTTCGATTCCTCAAGCAGTTTTGATCTTGGCCGATTATTCATATAAGGATTCATTTGTGGCCGACAAGGAAATCAATATGGTCGCTTGTATGACCGAGCTGATGAGAGATTTGAAATGGAAGTAAAGTCGCCATTTGATTATGTCAAATCAATCAATGGCTCTTCCAAGGAGAGCATAATGATTGATGATGAAGATCGTAAGCAATACATCCCCTTTGTGATCAATCGTACACTTTCATATCATCAGGACACAATCTTGTTTGTCAACGAGATGAACATCAATCATACTGCTCCAGTTGATATGCAATATGATTTTCTTCGTCTCTTGATTCGTCCGGCCAAAAGGTTTGCCAAATGGGAAAAGCCGATACCTGATTCAGATGACATTGAACTGTTGATGAAAGAGTATTCGTGCAACCGAACCAAGGCACAAGAAGCTCTTTCAATCCTGACCAAGGGGGAAATTGAACGCATTCGTGATAGACAATATTGTGGAGGTGTTGAAAAGTCTAAATAGACTAGTAAACACAACACCAACACAATATAATTGTCTATCCTATGCACCAAGATGAAATAATTGAATGGACCCCCGAAGACATGGTCGAAATTCGTCTGAGAGAACCAGATGATTTTCTTCGAGTCAAAGAAACACTCACTCGCATTGGCGTATCGTCAAGGCGTGAAGAGAATACTTTGTGGCAATCGTGTCATATCCTGCACAAGCAAGGACGATACTTCATTGTTCACTTCAAAGAGCTTTTCATGTTGGATGGCAAGTATTCCAATTTTACTGCCAACGATCGAGATCGCCGCAACACCATCACCCAGCTCTTGTCTGATTGGGGACTTGTTGAAGTAGTTGATAGCAGTCGGATTGATTCAGTTGCACCTCTCAAGCAAATCAAAATTCTACCGTTCCGAGAGAAAGATCAATGGAATCTACAAGCCAAATACTCAATCGGCAATGTGAAGAAGAAATGACATCTGACTGCTGCTAAATAAGGGAGTTATGATCATCAAATCAATCACAGCAGCAGTCGCTCTCGCTGCTTCGCTTGTTCCTACAGGTGTTATCAACATTGAAGAGAACTCGGAAGAGCTTGAGTATTCCAAAGAACAAAATCAAGAACTCTGGACAACATGGTGTGACTACTATCAAGCCAGTTGTCAAGACGGAGGAATCTTTGTCGAATCAGTCTTTCGCAAAGTCTACTTTGCGGTCACTGAGCAATCAGAAGAAACAACCTATCAAGAAATCTTTGCTCGCCAAGTCAACGCCTTTGGTATCAATGCATTGAGAATAGCAAACCAAAAGCACGATCTCAACATAGACGCCGAAAGTGCAAGAGAACGAGTGATTGAATTTGCCAAGGCAACTCTTCCCGAGTCGTATCGGTATTCCAAGATCATTCAAATTCTGTACCTTGAGTACTACAATGGTGATCTTGATGCCATTGATGTTCTGAGAGCCGAATCTCGACTTGCGTTGGCGATTGCTGAGAAGCATCTCCCAATTTTGTTGAATCGACCCAAAGCCTAAACACCAAAACACCAATTATTGTTATGATGAATGTTAAAATTGAAGACCTAAATTCTGAAGAGGTACTTGAAGCGATTTTGCCTCTTCAGGGATTTGTCAATGAAAGAAAAGAATCTGAAAGAAGGATCATAAGAGATACCACTCGTAACATTTCAGATTTCACCAAGATACGATCTGAACAGAGGCTGAAGAGCGTTTTGAAGACCGAGAAGATTCTTGATCAGATTTATCATGCAGCTCTTCTGGATTATGTGACACCCAACAGATAATCTATTGATATGAAAAAATTGACAACACTGATTATCATTGCATCAAGTCTGATCTTGACAACAGCCGGATTTGGTCTGTCGATCAAGAATCTGAACGAAGACATGACCACTCGGGTTGTGCTTGATCGGTACTTCTATGGCCAAACTCCGGTTGATATTGTGGGGTTTGCCGGAGAGGTTGACGGACAAATGAAGTATGCAATTGTCCAGATTGCTCAGACCAATCCGATCATTGCTCTTACCTATGCATACGAAGAAGAGGACAACGAAGAAGAGGACAAGATCATGCTGGCCCACCTCAATACTGAGACTGGGGAATGGCAATACAAAGAGGCAAGTCCTTCCAATGCTGACTTGATTCGGAGACTGATCAAAGATTTTCGCAGTCTCATCAACGAGAAAGAATAGATTGAGCTTTACAACGATGGACTCTTGTGATAGAGTCCATCGTTTTCAACAATACAATATGTCTACAGAATTTTATTCATCGGTCAGTCGTTATGGTAACTCCCTTCTCTATCGAGGCTATGATCTGGAAGGGAAACGGATCAAGAAGAGGGTCAAGTACAAGCCTCGTCTTTTTGTTCCTGATCCCAAGTCCAAGAGCGAATGGAAGACAATGGACGGGGTTTCGGTCAAGCCTCTGGATTTTGATACCATGAAAGAATTCCGTGAATTCAATGACAACTACAAGGATGTAGCCAACTTCCAGACCTACGGAATTGAAAACCATGTGACATCTTTTCTTCAGCGCAAGTTCCCCGGTCAGATTGACTATGATCGCCGATTGATCAATGTGGTCAATTTTGACATTGAGACAGCGATAGGCGAAGGATTTCCTCATCCTGATGTAGCTGCTGAGGAAATCCGAGCAATCACGGCCCACTCGACCCGAGACGGAAAATATCACATCTGGTTTCTGGTCGGATCAAAAGAATACCGCCCACACAAGGACGAGATTGCCTATCAGTATTCAACCGAGACCGAGCTTCTTCAATCGTTTCTTGCATGGTGGGAAGACTCTTATTATTCTCCTGATATCTTGACAGGATGGAACACTCGTTTCTTTGATGTCCCTTATCTTATCAACCGAGTGATCCGAGTCCTAGGAGAAAAGGAAGCCAAGAAATTCTCCCCTTGGAGAGTGTTGAATAGCCGAGAGGTCCAGCAATTTGAAGCCAGATGGACCAACACCAAAGAAACTGTCTATGAAATTTCGGGTATTCAACATCTGGACTACATTGAGCTATTCAAGAAGTTTGCCTACACCTATGGCAATCAAGAGTCCTACTCACTCAATCACATTTCCCATGTCGTTCTGGGCGAAGCGAAATTAGACTATTCTGACATTGGTAATCTCAATGATCTCTATGAACAAGACCCCCAGAAGTTCATTGAATACAATCGGAAGGATGTTGAACTTGTCAATAGAATTGATGATCGACTGGGACTAATTGATATCGTGCTGACCATTGCCTACATGGCTGGAGTCAATTATGAGGATGCCCTCAAGACGACTCCTGTATGGGACTCAATCATCTACCGAAGGCTCGCCAAAGACAAGATCGTCGTTCCTACCAAACACGACAATCCAGCCAAAGTAAAATTTGAGGGTGGTTTTGTCAAAGAACCCAATCCCGGTATGTACGAATGGATGATGTCATTTGATCTCAATTCACTCTATCCTAACATCATTGTACAATGGAATATGTCGCCAGAGACTTTGCTCCCCGAGAAGAATGAGCAAGTGTCTGTCGATAAGATTGTGGAGGGTCAGTCCTTTGCCGAGCCCGATACAGCAGTCGCCGCCAACGGCGCAAAATTCTCAACCAAAAAACAAGGTGTGATTCCCTCTTTAGTTTCGGAACTCTATGATGCCCGAAAGGCCAACAAGAAGAAGATGATCGAGGAGAAGAAACGCAAGGAAGGACTCATCCAAGAACTCCAAAAATTATCATCATCATAGCCATGACTGAAAGACAAAAAGAAATCTATGAGGCTGTTGAACGCCTCGGAAGCAAAGCGGCAGCAGCTCGCGAACTAGGAATTGATCGACGAACTGTATCGTCAACCTATTTTCGGGCCAAATCATTCATTGATGCCGATCCCGGCATCAAAAATTCAATGGATGCTGTCAACACAACCATGACACCCAAACTGGCATGGATCAAGACCAAGGACGAAGACGGTTCCGCCTACTCGGTTCTGCTTAAGCCCGAAGAACCGACCGAAGAAGAGGAAGATTTTATTGAGGTTGTCAAAGAAAAACTGGAAGGAATGACTCCTCTTCCGATGGTCGGGCCACCCAATTACATCGACGAGAATCTGGCCAATGTGATTCCGATTTTTGATGCTCATCTGGGGATGAGAACCACCTCAGAATTGACCGGAGAAAATTACAATTTGAACATTGCGACTCGAATGCTTCGCGAGAGAGCTGCCGAATGTATCCAGAGAATGCCTCGCGCCCATACTACTTTCATTGTCAACGGAGGAGACTTCACCCATGCAGATGATGACAACAATGTAACTCCGATCCATAAGCATCCTCTGGATGTCGGCAACCGTCATTATGAGACGATTGATGCGTCGGTCGAAGTGATGGCTGAACTCATTGAGCAATCGCTTTCCCACTCAAAATATGTTGAGGTCCATTCGATTCCCGGCAACCACGATCCCAAGACATGGATCGTGGTCATGTTTGCTCTGGCCGAGCGTTTTGCTCAGAATCCTCGGGTCAACATTCGTAGGTCTCCGGTCGAGTTCTTTGCCTTTCAGTGGGGACAGAATCTGATCTGTGGACATCATGGCCACAAGAGACAAGCCAAAGATTTGGTGATGTTTTTTGCCTCGGAATACCCCGAACTCTGGGGATCGACACGACATCGTACTATGTTCACCGGACATTATCATCGCCTCAAGGCCGAAGACTTCCCCGGCATGGTCTGGGAATGTATGAGGCCGTTTTCTCTTCGTGACCATTATGCAGCGTCAACTGCTTATCCAGAGAATTCTGAACTTCAAGGGATCACCTACCACAAAGAAAGGGGCGAAATCTCCCGTGTTAGGGTTCGTTCTTGACATCTGATGCCTTTTGTGATAGATTGCTTGATTAGAAATGAGAAGTCGTGAAGAAATTGAATCAGAAATTGCTGAATGTGACCGTCGTATCTCCATCTACGAGAATCGTCAGATGGCCCAGAAAATTCTCCTCAACTCTCTGTATGGGGCTTTGGGGAATCGATGGTTTCGATATTTTGACCTGTCCATAGCCGAAGGAGTCACTCTGACTGGGCAGTCGGTGATCCGATATTCAGAGAAGGTTGTCAACAACTCGCTCAACAAGAATCTCGGTGGTGACCCCAAGGATCGGGTGATCGCGATTGACACGGATTCACTCTATCTTGATGTGTCGGATGTGGTGAATTCGGTCGATGTGTCAGATACCGTTTCCTTTCTGGACAAACTGGGGTCCAAGGCAATTGAGCCAGAGCTTGAGGCTCATTTCTCGACTCTTTTCCGAAGCCTTGGGGGCTATGAAGAGAGGATGGAAATGGGCCGCGAAGTCATTGCAGATCGTGGTATCTGGACCGCCAAGAAGAGATACATTCTCAATGTCCTTGACAACGAAGGAGTTCGGTATTCTACTCCTCAGATCAAGATGATGGGGATCGAGGCCGTCAAGTCGTCAACTCCCTATGTCTGTCGAAAAGAGATGAAAAGAATCTTTCCGACAATCATGAGGTCCAGCGAGTCCGAAGTTCAGGAACAGATTCGGGATTTTCGGGATCGGTTTGTGAATCTCCCGCCCGATCAAGTTTCATTTCCTCGCGGAGTTTCTGATATTAGTAAGTACCAGTCATCAGAGAAAAGTCAGGTCTACATAAAAGGAACTCCTATGCACTGCCGTGCCGCTTTGATGTACAATCATTTGGTTAGGAAAAAGGGTCTGGACAATCGGTTCCGTCTGATCAAGAATGGAGAAAAGATTAAGTTCTGCTACTTGTCAATGCCCAATCCAATTCATGAAAATATCATAGCATTTCCGGATGATTATCTTCCTCCCGAACTGGGTCTTCATGACTACATTGATTATGCGTCTCAATTTGAGAAGTCTTTTATTGCTCCGATTCAGATGATTCTTGATGTTATCGGATGGAATTGTGAACCACAAGCAAGCCTTGAAGAATTCTTTGTATGAAAACTGAAATGACTCTCTTTTCATCTATCTTTGACAACAAGACCCATCGGTATTTTGACCTTGAGGATTTTGACCGACTGGCCAATCTCCTTCAAAAAATGAGCACCAAGAGTGTGATCAAGCCTCGTAAGGGTCAGGCCAAGAGCAAGAAAGATGCCCCCTTGATTTCTCCGGCTGTCTACAAAGAAGGAACCACCCGAGCCAATGCCAATGTGATTCGATGGGGTGGCTGGGCAGCTCTGGATGTTGATGACTATTCTTGTACATTTGAGGAGTCACTTCAAGTATTTGATGGTTATGAATATGTATGCTATTCTTCGGCTTCATCAACCAAAGAGCATCCTCGATATCGAGTCGTTCTTGCTCTGGACCAATCGGTTCAATCTGACCAGATTCGACATTTCTGGAATGCTCTGAACAAAGAGTTTGCGGGTCTGGGTGACGAACAAGCCAAAGACTTGTCAAGGATGTACTATGTTCCCGGCCAGTATCCGGAAGCGTACAATTTCATCTTTCGTAATCGAGGTAAACTTTTGTCACCTCAAGACCTCATTGAAAAACACCCCTATGAGGAAAAGAAGTCGTCTGATCTTTTCTCGTCTCTGCCTCCCGAGATGCAACAGGCCATTCTCCGTCAAAGGTATCAGCATCTGGACAACAAGGATGTCCGTTGGAGTACCTATCGCGATTGTCGGTTTGTCAACCAGAACATGATTGATCATTACCGATCAATCGCAAACATTGACGGGACTGGTAGATATGCTTATATCTTCAAGATAATGATCAACATTGCAAGCAATGCAATTTCTCTCAAATATCCGATCACACCTCATGAGGTTGCTTCTCTGGTCCGAGAAATCGATCAGGAAATGGGCAATCGGTATCGAAATCGTCCTCTGGCCAAGGAGGCCGAAAGGGCGATCGGATATGTCCTGAAAAAAACCAAATAATCTCTTGACTCTGGGGGTCAAATCGGTTATGGTATGAGTATGAAGACAGAAGACACCATGCCGCCCCTTGAGGGCTATCTTGACACCCTCTTCGTCGAGGACTACGATCTTGAGGGGTACTATTCCCGCGAGGTCGAATGGGAAGACGACCTCGACGAGTTCCTCCTCGTTGGCTGGACTTGCGAGGAAAGCTTCACTGAGTCGTGATCTACACCGACGAAAACGGTCTCCAGTACCGATTCTCACTCATCCTTGGACGAGACACCGTGAGAATTTCTCCGGTGGCTCGTTCTTTTATTAGTAACATTGAGAACTTCCCCAACACCGAAAAACTCTTTGAGGAAAGTTACACTGAGGAAGTCTCATTGGATGATCAAAGAGTGTTCTCGGTCAACTGGATGGATAGGTTGCCTCGCAAAGTTATCTGTGATGCTTTGCTGTGGGGCTTGATGATTCGTATTTCGCCAACCTTTCGTAAGAAACACGAAAATAACAACAACTGATAAAAAATATGGCAACCAAAGCAGCAATTGCAATTGAAACTCAATTTTGCGGTGAATACACCGTAATCTCAAGGGTAATCGAATCTGATGGATATCTTGATATAGTTGGAAAGGAGCTTCATTCTAATTACTCTCAGATGGAAGATGCTTGGGCCTTGGTCAATAGTGACATTTACTTTTTTGTTGATCAAGAACCATTGGAAATGGAACCTATTCCGATGGGTCCACAACAAAAATTTGAAAGTCTTGATTCATGGGAACATCAGATGTCCAATTCTGGATGTCCGTATCTCTACGTTTTTTCATGGGACAAAGGATGGGCCTATCGTAATTTTGATATGGAAACATTCAAGTACCTGTCCGAAGTATTTGGTGACCATGTCTTTTTTGTCGAAAATACTCCTGATGTCTACTACATCGAGCGATCAGACGGAAAGAGACAAGCAACATCTGACTTTGTCATTGTTACTCCGATCAAAATTGACCACCAAATCCACACCGTAAACCTCTCCAACTACGAGGAAGGAAGTGGGTCTGAAGGAGTTGAAATCTCGGTCGATTCAATTCCAATCCTGATTGATCGTCTCAGTGACATCCATGAGAAATCTCAAAAATCCAAGTAGTAGTAATAATGAGCGCATTGGGAGGTCTTTTGATTCGTCAACGACAACAACAGATGCATTCGGACCAAGACTTGTCTGATGAGGAAAATCCATACATCTCTTTCATCAAAGAGTATTTTGTTGTTCTCCTCACCGGATTGTTCATCTCCCTCAAACTTGCAGGTATCATCAACTGGTCTTGGTGGTGGGTGATTTCTCCAATGTTGATTAGCGTAGCATTGGGACTAGGAATCATTCTGTTTGTGTTGACAGCGTTCTATGGAATGATTATCATGGGCACTGTCATAATTCTTTACCAAAGGATTCGAAACAATAAGTAATTCTCAATGGTCCTGTAGCTCAACAGGTAAGAGCGTTCCCCTTATAAGGGATTGATCTGGGTTCGAGCCCCAGCAGGACTACCAGCACCATTTTTGATCCACCATAAAAAACACAATCTTCCATATCGTTCTCTCTCTTGTTCTTGGGACATGGCTCCCAAGATTTCTCTGTCAAATCACCCATAAAGAAACACGAAAAGAAATCATAAACATGACAACACAGAATCAGCGCAGTTCTCGCAACAATGTCCTTTTCTCTCGATTTCGTCTGGTCGGTCGGGCCAATCGGCTTGCTGTCGCCACCCATCGAGAAAGCGGGGCCGAAGTTCATCTCTATGAGGAGGACGAACTGAAAAAGATGATTCGGACCAAGCTGGACGAATTTCAGATTCGTCTCTGCAATCAGCGCGATCCCGAAGACTCTGAGTGGAATCTGGGTTGAGATATGAAGAAGATTACCCTTCGGGATTTGCCCTTTGATCCGACCAACGAAGGCGATTTTGTTCAGCAAGCATTGGATTTCCTTTGTGACAATGGTTTCTCGATCTCCTTGGTGAACAAGAAATCAGTTGATGGGTCGGCTGGATATATGTCCAAAGACCGCAAGAAGGTTGTGGTTGCAACTGGCCAAGGTGATTGGCTGTCTGTCTTCATTCATGAGGTCTGTCATGTTATTCAATCAATTTATGAGACAGAATGGTGGAACAAATATTGGAACAATGATATGAACATATTTGAACCTTCCACTTATGAAAATGAAGACGAGGACACCATTCGTGATTTCTTCTTCACGACCATGAAGATGGAAGAAGAATGTGACAAAATCGCATTAGCAATAATTGATGATTTCTACATGGACCCCCGTTTTCTTGATCGGGAAGAGTATGTTCAAGCTTCCAATTGCTATCATGCTTCCCATTACTACTTCTGGTCTCGTCGGTGTTTCTATGATCCCAAGCACACTCCTTACAAGCATCCAGAATTACTTCAATTATTCTCCAATGAAAGAATCACCCGAAGCCGTTACAAGTTTCGTCCTCGTCCTGTCATGGATGAGTTCTTTGACAAATACAGCGTACCCCTGTGAACAACAATAATAATCAACAGCCGCAAGAAGCAGTCAAGCCATCGTCAACAACAACTCTTGTGCTTGATGGCACTTATCAACCTCTGGGCTTCTTCAGTGCCCGTGCATCAGTTCGACATCTGATCACAGGACGAGCCAAAGCTTTTGATCGGTATGGGAATTTGCAGGACTGGGATTCTTGGACCGAGAATACCAGCTTTCATCAGGACGCCATTCCTTACATGAGAACTGCAACCCGAAAATTTGAAGTTCCAACTATCATGGTGGTTACTCATTTTTTTGGGGCTCGCAACCAAGCAAGAGTCAACGGAAAAAAGGAAATTTCGCTCAAGTATCTGTACAAAGTGTATCAGGGAACTTGTCAGTATTGTCTGGAAAAAATACCATTTCGGGCCGCAACCAAGGATCACATCTACCCCAAATCTAAGGGAGGCACCAATCATTCGTACAATCTGGTCCTTTCATGCAAGCGGTGCAATTCCATAAAGTCTGATACATTTCCGTACTTCAACAAGAATGGCGAAGAAGTCGAAGCCAAGAATCTTCTTCCGATCCATCACAACACGCTTTTTGATGGAAAAATTCGCCCTGAATGGAATTTTTTTCTCTATAAGGGCTGATTCTAGCCTTTCGGATGATAAATAATGGTCCGTTCTAAGAAAAAAAATCAAAAAATATCTTGACCAATCTCCATTTCTGGTGTATGGTCATCCCATAAATTTCGCACAGTCTGTGGCTCCTCGGGCCAAATATCAAACCGGGGTTAGAGGTCTCGTAAAAGTCGGTGTCCAAACCATTCCAAGAGAATGAGAGGGGCAAAGGAAGTATTTCTATGAAATGGGCGTGTGGCGAAATGGTAAACGCACCTGACTTAGGATCAGGCGACTTCGGTTTTGCAGGTTCGAATCCTGCCACGCCTACCAATTTTTGTGGCTGTCGTCTAATGGATAGGACACTGGGCTTTCACCTCAGTAATGGCGAGTTCAATTCTCCCCAGCCACACCAATTTCGATGCCGCAGTAGTGTCAATGGCAGCACGGAAGTCTCCAAAACTTCTTGTAGGGGTTCGAATCCTCTCTGCGGTGCCATTTTTGTCTAGATTGAATGGCCCCTCAATCTAGATCAATCGACCTGCGGAAGCAGAGAATCTCTCCGCAAGTCACCTTTTTCTAAAGTTGCTGGTTCGCTACCAGTAGGGAATACAGGGAGTCATGACCCTAACAAGTTCGAATCTTGTCCGAGTGTGTTTTACTTTGAAGAATATCTCAAGTGTTTGAGGAACGCAAGCTACGCGCTGCATTTAATTCGCTCCACCACAGATAACAGATGATGGCAGCTCATTACTGTTACAGGCTGCAACTGTGCTCTGGCTTGAGATATTCTTCTTCAATTTCACGGGCCTATGGTGTAACGGTCAGCACGAAAGACTTTGAATCTTTCAGTCGAGGTTCGAATCCTTGTAGGCCTACCACTTTTATTTTCGCCTCCTTAGCTCAATTGGCAGAGCATCTCACTTGTAATGAGAAGGTTATCAGTTCGATGCTGATAGGGGGCTCCACTTTTTGGAGAGTGCCGAGCTTGGCTGCTCAAACGGTCTTGAAAACCGTGGTGGCGTTTGTAGCGTCAATGGTTCGATGCCATCACTCTCCGCCATTTTCATCAATGGGGGTAAAGCTCAATTGGCAGAGCAGTCGGCTTTTAACCGATTGGTTGTGGGTTCGAGCCCCACTGCCCCTACCAATTTTTTCGGGGCGTAGCGTAGCTTGGTCATCGCGCTTGCTTTGGGAGCAGGAGGTCGCTGGTTCGAATCCAGCCGCCCCGACCATTTCCTACGGGTGTAGCTCAATTGGTAGAGCACCAAGCCGATAACTTGGAGGTCAATGGTTCGACTCCATTTTCGGGGACCAATTTGAAGTACACTGGCCATAGAGAAATGGGAGTAGCTGGGTTCAATTCCCATGCGTTCGGTGGCCGAAAGTAAAAGGTAGCTCCGCTCGACGGTTCAACTCCGTCCGGCCAGTGTGCTTTGTAAATTTTGATCGGGAGTAGTTCAGTGGTAGAACGGGTGGCTGTTAACCACCATGTCGTAGGTTCGAAACCTACCTCCCGAGCCATTTTGAGCGGACATGATCCAAAGGCAAAGATGCTAGGCTTCCACCCTAGATATGAGAGTTCGATTCTCTCTGTCCGCACCAATTTTTCATGGGGGATTAGCTCATCTTGGAAGAGCATCTGCTTTGCAAGCAGAGGGTGATCGGTTCGAGTCCGATATCCTCCACCAAGCGGTTGTGGCGAAATAGGTAAACGCGGTGGTCTCAAACACCACAGTCTTAAGGACATTGAGGGTTCGACCCCCTCCAACCGCACCATTATTTTCATTTGCGGACGGTGTAAACAGATGTACGAAACTCAGAGAAACAGAGAGAGGATTGAAGCGACCCTCGTTGATAAACACGCTGACTGCTTTCTTTGAGGAGTATTACATTTGATTACATTGAAAAGGTTGGGCCTGACCGTTTCCGCAATCATGTAGGAGTAGCCAAGCTGGTCAAGGCACTCGGTTGAAGCCCGAGTAATGAAGGTTCGATTCCTTCCTCCTACACCATAAATATTATACACAAACATTATGTCATTAAAATCTGAAACAGCACAACTCCACATCGAGGCAGAAAATCATCCCTTTAATCAACGCATGATGAAAGGCGAACTTTCAGACTCTGATTACCTTTCTTGGTTGCAATGTCAAAAAGAGCTTTTTGACGCAATTGAAAAGAAAGTTGATCAGTTTGCGGTTATGCCGCACATGGCGCTTTTAGATGCACCTATCTTTGGCTTTGATCTTGTTGGCATTAATCGACCCAACAAGTTCACTGCGGCATTCTTAGATTTGTCCGGAAACGCAAATCAGTCCTACTTTAATCCCGACGGTGATTTTTTTGGTGAACCGCACCGCATTCCAAATTGGGGCGATATCTTTTCGCCCTCGTTTGTTTGTATTATTCCAGATATGAACAAAATTAAATCATTGCTTAGCTATGCGCTTGGCGTGTTTTTATCATACTTTCAAATTTTGGCTCATTATAAACCAGTCAAAGATTCAAGTGACATTGTTGATCGCCAAAATCAATATTGTGAAGTACAATCACAAAATCCTAAGACTTTCGGTGTTTTAAAGTCAAAGATTGGTGAAAACGATGCTCGGTGGTTTATGCAGAACATCTTGTTTCCTTTAGCAACACCTTTGCGAGAGTAGTTCAGTGGATAGAACAACTGATTAAATTTGAGTTTTTTATAAATAGGATAAAGCGCCTATAATGTAATGGAAAGCATCAGGGTCTTCTAAACCCTTCGTCTAGGTTCGAATCCTAGTAGGCGCACCACCCTATTATAAAAATATATGTCTACTTGTAAACATTGCAAAAAGGAATTTGAAAAAAAAGATATTGCTAATCATTCTAGATGGTGCGATTTAAATCCCAAAAGAATTCAATATGCTGAAAATTTAGCTAAAGCTAGATCTGCCAAATCAAAATATTTTGATATTAGACTCTTTAGAAAAGTGTAAAACATTCAACGTTTAAACAGTCGGTCGTCAGTTCGAGTCTCACCTCTCGCGCCAGAATTTAGCCAAGGGTAGCTCAATTGGCAGAGCATTCGTCTCATACGCGAAAGCGTGGCGGTTCGATCCCGCCCCCTTGGACCAACTAAACAAACAAAGCAGAAAATAAAACAAAGGACCGCAATGAGAAATTCCGATTTCAACGAAAACGGATTCTCGCGCATTCGTGACTATGCTGCTCCAAAAGGACATAATGCCACACCACTGATCTGGTATCTTGGCATGGCATTTTGCATTATGCTCATGGTCGTTGCGGCGGCGTGAAGGATTCACCTGTCCCTGCGGGGGCAGGTTCCTTCTTCAATTTCAATGGGGGATTAGCTCATCTGGCTAGAGCGTCTGGCTTACATCCAGAAGGCAGTTGGTTCGATTCCAACATCCCCTACCATTTTTCTTCATGGTGTTCATAGCCTAATTGGTCAAGGCACTAGATTGTGAATCTAGGTATCCGAGTTCAATCCTCGGTGGACACCCCATTGCGGAGATGGTGAAACTGGTAAACACAATGAACTTAAAATTCATCGCTCTCAATGAGTTTGCGGGTTCAAATCCCGCTCTCCGCACCATTTTGGAGAGGGTAAATCAAACTGGAGTTTGACTCTGTTTGCTAAACAGGTGGAACACAAAAGTGTTTGCGGTTCAATCCCGCTGCACTCTACCATTTGATAAATAGAAATACTTCCACCACAAATTTCAAACACAGCAATCAAGATGAACCATAAAGAGACTGATCTTGTCAACGAATCTCTTCGTATTTTGCAAGAAAGCGAATGTGAACTCAATCCTCTTGAAGAAGCACGATACACCGGAAAATACAAGTATCACAGCCTTCGGGAACTGGTTGATAAAATCAAACAAAATGAAGACCAAATTCCACCAAGAGCAATGAACATAATTCGCAAGATGGATCGAAGAGATGTTGAATACCTAGGGAGTGAAGTAGTAGGAACAACACCTGACGATGTACTTACTGCTTGGAGAAATATTTCTCATTACAATGCACTTGCGATTCATTATTTTCGGGCATTTCTTCGTCTGTCCAAAAGATGGAAAACACCTGAAGCCAAAGAGATCAAGGCTGAATTGAAAAAAAGAATCAAGAAGTTTTACAAGGCTGAATTTTCAGACGAAAAAATTTACAGCTTCTCTTACTAGTTTAACCCTTAATCTATCTTATGAAACATCTATTGATTATCTCATCTCTATTGCTTTCATCCTTTCTGATCGGATGTGGAACACTCACTCTTTCCCAGACTTCTGACATCAGGACTACCGTGAGACTTGCGACGGTTCTTTACATTTCGGATGATCAGGAAAGAGCCGAAGATGTCCTGTTTGTGGTTGAGGAAACTCGCCGTGATATCAATTCTCTTCAAGCTGTCTCGATTGCCAAGGTTGCAGACTTTGTAAGGGAGAACATTCTTTGGCAAGAATTGACACCTCTGGAAGCGGTTGCAGCCGAAGGTCTAATCACTCGCCTCGAAATGGCTATCGCCAACGAAATCCGCAATGCGGAACTCCCGCCAGACAAGCTGGTCCTGATCGGAAATGTCTTGGACTGGGTTGAGGATGCGGTTCGTCGAGTTCAGTACCAGCAAGAGAATTACTGATTTTTCCTCTTGACTTGGTGGCCAATCCTTGCTATAATTGCCCCGAAGAATGGTCCACCTTTGGGGTAGACATCCGCAAGATTCTGGAGAATCGTCGCAGCCTCACCGAAGATGAGGAGGACGCTTTTGAACGGAATTCTATGATTGTGCTCACCTCTGACAGGGGAGTTGAGTACATTGATCCGGAGACTCTGATCTCTCTGAATCTGTCCACCTACTCTCATCCCGAAGCCATTCGGGAAGAAGTTATCCGAAAGGTAATTCCATCGGGAAGTCGCCAAGGAGCGAAAAAGTAGAGATTCAGTCGGTTTTTTCTTGTATCCCCAAAGGATTTGTGCTATCGTGCCCAATCTCCTTTGGGGATATTCTGTATCCAATAAATTGTAACACAACAAAATATGATGAAAGAACACCTGTCTGAACAAATGATTCGGGAGTACGGTCATGTGATGTCTGAAGCCGAGATGGAACGACTCCTCTCAATCTCGGACGACACTCCTGCTTCGCGAATTCCCAGCAGCAGAAATCACCTTGATTTCATGCTTGATTACAACATCAAGATCAGTCAAAAGACGGCTGATTTCATCTGTTCTGTGATGAACAGTATTCAACCCGATCCCGAGTTTACTTATGATCAACGATAACGAACAACCACAAGAAGAAGATTATGATCCCTATGGTCTTGATAACCCTCTGTCACCTATCTATGAGTACATGGTTCTGTTTGCAGAGATTATGGAAATTGAACAAGAACTTGAGGACATTGATAATCGTCTTATCAATCTTCAAGTCGAGAAGCTTATCGCCGATGTGAAAAACAATCTGTGGCGATACGAAGTTTGAAATCTTACCTATCCAAATCATGTCAGTACTAGATAAAATTCGCAAGTCATCCAAGGTGAAAGATTCGTCGGTCCTTGCCGACTCAAAATTCTTCCTCAATCCAGAGCAAGCACCAACACCTGTCCCTATGATCAATGTGGCACTCTCTGGATCAATCAAAGGAGGTCTCTCATCAGGACTTACTGTTCTCGCTGGACCAAGTAAGCATTTCAAGACTTCTTTTGGTCTCCTCATGGCATCTTCCTATCTGCAAAAGTATGAGGATGCAGCTTTGCTCTTCTATGACACCGAATTTGGGTCGCCTCAATCCTATTTTGAATCGTTTGGGATTGACACCGATCGAGTGATTCATTCTCCGGTGATGAACATTGAGGAACTCAAGTTTGATCTCATTTCTCAGCTTGAAAATCTGGATCGAGAAGACAGAGTTGTGATCGTGATTGACTCGATCGGAAATCTGGCCTCCAAGAAAGAAGTTGAGGATGCCATCAACGAGAAGTCGGTTGCCGACATGACTCGCGCCAAGTCGCTCAAGGGTTTGTTTCGGATGGTAACACCATATCTGAGGATGAAAGACATTCCTCTGATCGGCATCAATCACACTTACAAAGAGCAAGCCTTGTACCCAAAGGACATTGTGAGTGGGGGGACAGGTGTGATGTATTCAGCCGACAATGTCTGGATCATTGGCCGCCAGCAGGACAAGCAAGGAACCGAAATTCAAGGTTATCATTTTGTGATCAAGATTGAGAAGTCTCGGTTTGTCCGCGAGGGTTCCAAGATTCCGATCAGTGTATCTTGGGAGGGAGGAATCCAAAAATGGTCTGGCTTGACCGAGGTCGCAATGGAAACTGGGTATGTTGTCAAGCCTCAATCCGGATGGTATCAAGCTATCAATCCATTGACCGGAGAGCTTGTCGAGCCCAAGCTGCGATACAAGGACACCCAGACCCAAGAATTCTGGGAGCCTTTTCTTGACAATCCGAAGTTTTTGGATTCAGTGCAGTCCAAGTATTCTCTTGAATCCAATCAAATGATCCAGCAAAAGGAATCTGACCATGAATGAAACTAATAGTAACGATAACAAACTCTACGAGATAGTCGAAAGCCCCAACGAATCCTTTACCGAAGATTTGTTCCCCTTGAGGATCACCCAAGGCAAGTTTCGAGGCACTACATTCCGATTCGGAGTCGTCCGTGTTCTTGAAGATGAATCTGAAGATCAAGCCACGCTTCAATACGATTTTGAGGTTGAAACTCCTTGTGAAGGATGGACCAAAGATGGCTTGGAGGCAGACGAGGACTTTCGGCGCAATCTGGGCGACATCCTGATCCAGATTTTTGAGGAACACGCCGAGATCAAGAAGGAGGAGGAATCTGAATTATCATCGTCCTCATCATCTGAAAGCCAAATCTCTGTTGATGAGAATATCTGATAGTAATGCCTTCACTTGATACGATATCCAACTCTGAAATTCCAAAAATTGTTCTGGTCAATCTTCTGCGGAACGAGGAATACTGTCGCAAGGTTTTCCCGTTCTTGAAGCCTGAGTATTTTGAGGGGAATTCTAAAATCATCTTTGATCTCTTTGTCAAATTCTTTGGTGAGTACAATGTGATGCCGTCAGAGAAAGCTCTGGAGATCGAGTTCCTCAACTCTGACCAGAACACAGAGGAGAATGCTTCGGTCTTGGATAATCTGGCCAGAGTCTATCAAGATGCAGAAGACTATCTTTCGGCAGATGAGGACTGGCTCATGGCCACGACCGAAAAATGGTGTCAGGATCGGGCCGTCTATCTGGCTGTGATTCAGTCGATCAATATCATTGATGGCGGTGATAAGCAATACTCACCGGGGGCCATTCCTGACATTCTGTCCAGAGCACTCTCGGTCAGCTTTGATCGCAACATCGGCCACGACTACATTGAGAATGCCCAAGATCGATTTGACTTCTACCACCAAGTAGAGAAGAAGATCGGATTTGATCTTGAGATGATGAACAAGATTACCAAGAACGGAGTTTCACGAAAGACGCTCAATGTGATTCTTGCTGGAACCGGAGTGGGCAAATCTCTGGCTATGTGTCATTTCGCTTCGGCAATGCTAACCCAGAGCAAGAATGTCTTGTACATTACATTGGAAATGGCCGAAGAAAAGATCGCCGAGCGAATTGATGCCAATCTCTTTGATGTTGATATTTCGGACCTTCGCTCCTTGAATCGTCAAGAATTTGACAATCAGATCGACACAATCAGGACCAAGACCAATGGAAGGCTGGTAGTCAAGGAGTATCCGACTTCTCAGGCTCATGTGGGTCATTTCCGTGCCTTGCTCAACGAGTTACAGATGAAGAAATCCTTTGTTCCAGATTGTATCTTTGTAGACTATCTGAACATTTGTGCATCATCTCGGATGAAGGGAGTCGGAGGATCGGTCAATACCTACAGTTATGTCAAGGCAATCGCCGAAGAAATCCGAGGTCTGGCTGTTGAATGGGATGTTCCAGTTTGGACAGCTACCCAGACCAACCGAGAAGGCTTCGGGAGTTCAGATGTTGATCTGACCAACACATCAGAGTCGTTTGGCCTCCCGGCTACAGCCGACCTAATGTTGGCCATGATCACGACAGAGGAGCTTGATGAACTCAATCAGATTCTGGTCAAGCAACTGAAGAATCGGTACAATGACCCTACATTCTACCGAAAATTCGTTCTTGGGATTGACAGAGCCAAGATGAGGCTGTATGATGTTGAGGATTCTGCTCAAGACGACATCCAGACCGATGCGAATGAGCATGGATCGCCATCATCCTCCAACGATTTTGGAGACTGGATAACCGATTGAAAAACGATACTAGATTATGAAAAACGATACTAAACAAATCACTGACAAAGAAAGACTTGACTTCATCGAAGATTATCAGGTTGAAATTCTGACCGAAGTTGAAATCGAGAATCGCAATGGCATTCAGAGTTTCTTCACGATGTTTCGGGTAAGATGCCGAGGAACTCAAGGCGGTCCCTATCGTTCTCTTCGGGATTGCTTGGATGAAATGATGATGGTTCAAAAGGAGAAAAACCCCTATGATTAAAAAGTGTGGACAAGCATTGCCAAAATCACCCATCAAGGA